ATAATCTGTGTTTAATAGCACTTCTCTTTTTATTTGCTCTACTATTTCAAAATATGCCAATTCCCATTTATTATTACAAGTCTTTAGAATAACAATCTTAAAATTTTCTTTACCATACTTAACAATATCTTCATTTAACTCTGCAGATGAACTAGTATATTCTTTCCAATCTGATTCCTTGTAATCAATTCTATTTCGTTTTTTACCTTTTAGAGGTTTTCTCTTAAGTCTAGATACACACTGCTTTTTACCTATGTATTTTTTATTATTTTTTAAATTAGTAATTTCGTAAATAAAGCCAAAAGTATCTTCCTTTAAAATTACACCTTCATTCAGAAGCCAGTGTCCTAAATCCATTTACATACTTATAAAAGGTCTTCTCTGAATCAAAATTTGATTTTTTTTCTTCTTCCTCTTACCACGCACAACCTTTGCTCCTAATGCAGTAGGTCTCCTATAATCACCAGGAGCATATGTGTCTGTACCTGGGGTACCTGAAGCAATATTTGTCCAATCCGATGTCTGGAATGTACCCAAAGCACCACCAGACCCTGCAATATTATCTTCCATTATTTTGCTGAACAACATATCAAACTTTTTCACTTTAATTATTTAATGTATATCATATAATAAAAAAATGGATATTAAGAAGCTTATATCTGAAATTGAAGCGGACACAAAAGTAGATGAACTCAATCTCAGAGAAGTTCAGTTTAAACTACCGGCTATTAAACACAAATATGCTGGTATGCTTATTAGAGCTAAAATTGAATTAAATGAAAAGAAAAAGAAGTATGAAGAGAGTAAAAAATCTCTGGTTAAGAAGATTAAAGATTCTAGCCCTGTTAAGCTCACTCTAAATGTTATGAATGATGCCGCGGACGAAACGCCTAATCTAAGAAATATTAATGATGAAATTAAAAATTTACAGCTTGTTATTGAGCTTTTAGAAAAAACTGAAAAAACTATTGCCTCGATGACTTTTGATATTAAGAATATAATAGAGATTCAAAAATTAGAAACTACATGATAAAAATAGAGTTTGATAGTAAGAAGAATAAAGCTATTTTATCAGGAGATAAATTTGAAGAAATACGAGAAAATTTTTCTGTAAAAAATAAAGCTGCAGCATTTCTAAGAAGATATTCTAGGTATATACCTACACGCACCTACGCTATTACACCCACTGGCAGATTTGATCCATGTCTTACAAATGAAATTAAAAAGTTTGTTGTTGAAAAACAATATACATCAAAGCTAGAAATTGATTCAAAGATAGATGAAATCCTAAATCCATCTATATGTACATGGAAAACTAATAGTAGTTTTACTGATACACCTTTTGGTTTAGCGCTTAATTTAAGAGATTATCAAGAGGATATTGTTAAGCGCTGTCTTAATGCAGGTAGAGGAACAGTAGTGCTTGCAACAGCAGGCGGAAAAACATTAGTAATGGCATCATTAATTTCATCAGTATATAAATTTTCTAACGAAAATTTGAAATGCCTCTTAATTGTTCCTGATAGAGGATTAGTTGAACAGACATATAAGGATTTTATTGTTTATAAAGTTCCATTTTCGTTTACTAAATGGACCGGCGAGAATAAGCTAGATTTAACTGCAAATGTTATTATCGCAAATTTAGGAATCTTACAGAGCAAAAATTCTAACTTAACGTGGACTGAAAATATTGATATGCTTGTTGTTGACGAAGTACATAAACTACGCAAAGGTAATGAAGTTAATAAAATTATTAAAACAATTAAAACAAATAATAAATTTGGGTTTACCGGTACTCTTCCAGAAGAAAAAGAAGACCAATGGAATATTATAGGTAAAATCGGCCCTATTATATATGAGAAAAATAGTTTTGATTTAAGACTTGAAAATTATGTTTCAAATGCATTTGTACAAATGATTAATATTGTATATAATAATACACCAAAAAGGGACAAAAACAACTTTAACCCGACAGACTTTTATAAGAAAGAATTAGATTTTATAATTGAAAATAATTTTCGAAACGAACTTTTATCTAAACTTGCTTCTAAGCTTGACAAGAATGCATTAGTTTTAGTAGACTTTATTAAGCATGGTGAAATACTACATAAATGTTTTTCACAGGTATGCAGTAATAAAAAAGTTTTCTTTATTAGAGGAGAAGTTGAAATAGAAGAAAGAGAAAAAATTAAGCAGCTTATGGAACAGAATAATGATGTTATAGTTGTTGCTATTTCTAAGATATTTTCAACAGGTATTAATGTAAAGAACATACATTATCTAATTTTTGCGGGCGGTGGAAAAGCTAAGATAAAAACTGTGCAGTCTATAGGCCGAGGCTTACGATTGCATTCCACTAAGGATAAGCTTATAATCTTTGATATATCTGATCAGCTGTATTACGGCATTCAGCATATGCAAAAAAGAATACAAATTTATGAAAAAGAAAAAATCGGTTACAGAGCCAAAGAATTCATCGAAAGAGATTAAAAAGAAGAAGGAGAAAAAGGAAAAACCTTTTTACGTTAATCCTAAGGAATTTGAAGAGCAGATTACCATTTACTACAAAACCGGTAATATATCTATTATGCTAGGCGAGGCAATTACTAAGATTGCCAATGGATTGAGCTACGCACCAAACTTTATTAACTATACTTACAAGGATGACATGGTAGGTGATGCAATTGTAAAGATGTTCTCTGCATTACGTAATAAGAAGTTTAAACTTAATAGTGGGTTTAGTCCTTTTTCTTATTTTACTACTATTGCATTCCACGCCTTTATTAACAGAATTAAAAAAGAAAAGAAGCATACTGAAGCTGTAAATGATTATAAGGAAAAAGTATTTACTGATTTGATGCACGCTGACCCTGAAGGTCATAAGGTATATATTAAGCCCACAGGTGATTCGGATGATAGTATAGATGGTGATGTGTTTACGAATCTAAACGGATGATTAAAATTAACAAAAAACAGGTATGCTGTTTTTCTGATGTTCATATTGGTGTACATCAAAATAATGTTTTTTGGCATAATGTAACACAGAAGTTTATTAGTTGGCTAGTACCTGAGCTTAAGAAGAGACAAATAGAAGATATTATAATTTGTGGCGATTTATTTCATTATAGAGATGAAATTAGTGTCAATACTATACATGTAGCGACCAATCTAATGTCATTGCTAAATGATTTTAATATTATAATACTAGTCGGTAATCATGATTCATATTATAAAGATAGATCTGATGTAAATTCCCTATCACCTTTTTCCGGTTGGCCTAATATAAAAGTTATTTCACAAGTAGAAAGCTCTCATAACTTCGGTAGAACACTAACATTTGTCCCGTGGGGTACGAGTATGCAGCATATACCCGAAAGTGATATTGTTTTTGGTCATTTTGAAATTGAAACGTTTAAGATGAATAGTCATAAGATTTGTGATCACGGTGTTAAGGCATCTGACCTTCTGAAGAAAAGTAAGCTAGTTGTATCAGGTCACTTTCATTTAAGAGATGAAAGAGAATATAGTAATGGTACTATCTTGTATCTTGGAAGCCCGTATCAAATGGATTTCGGAGATTATGAAACAACAAAAGGAATTTATATTATTGATCTTGAGACTAGCAAGTATCAATTTATCGAAAACCAAGACTATCCTAAACATAAGAAAATAAACCTATCTGATCTAGTAAAAGAGAAGGGTATTTCCGATAATGTAAAGGAAGTATTTACAAGCAATATTGTAAAGTTCGTTGTTGATAAAAATATAAATGCAGATGAAATAGATTTTCTATTAAAGAAGCTATCCACATTAAATCCAATTTCTATCAATGTAGACTATGCAGCAAACTTTAACAAATTCGAAATAACCAATGATCCAAATAATGATATATCTGGTATCGATATTCCTAAAGCTATAGAAGATTTTGTTAACATGCTTGAAATTAACAACAAGAAAGCAATAATAGATTATACCGTAGAACTGTATAAAAAAGTAAAATGAAAAATATCGTCTTTAATAAGATAACAATACAAAATTTTTTATCAGTAGGTGATGATGCTGTAACTGTAGACTTTAAAAAAGGTCTTCATATTATTACAGGACTAAATCGCGATAAAGAAGATAGACGAAATGGTGTTGGGAAATCTACAGTTGCCGATGCTATATATTTTGCAATATTCGGTACTACATTAAGAGAACTTAAGAAAGAACATATTGTTAATAATATTAACAGAGAAAACTGTAAGGTTGTTTTAGATTTTAGTATTGAGCGATATAATAAAAAAGATACTTATCAGATTATTAGAATGCTTGAACCATCAAAGTGTTATATCTTTAAGAACGACGAGGATAAAACACGCGATAGTATTATTAATACTAATGAGTACATCCTTTCAAAAATAAACTGTTCACCAGAAATATTTCAAAACTGTGTTATTATGACTGTTAATAATACAACACCTTTCATGGCTAAAAAGAAAGTTGAAAAGAGAAAATTTATCGAAGGTATTTTTAATCTTGAAGTATTTGGTAATATGCTCTCTGTGGTAAGAGAGGAATATAATACTGTTAAAAAGAACTTTGATGTTGAATCAGCTAAATTTACAGAGATAGAAAAAAGCTTAATTTCACTTAAAAAAGCTAAAGAAACATACCAACAAGAAAGAGAAGCTAAACAAAAGAAATATAATGATCGTAAGATAAACAATACAAAAGAATTAGAAGACTTAAACAGTAAAGTTACAAGTTTTGAAGAGTTAGATATTACAAAAACTGAAAATGATATTAAACTATTATCTAATAAAACTGAAAAAATTGATAAGCAAATAAAAGAATTTAGAGATAATATTACTACAGCTAAGACTCAAGTTGAGATAAAAGAGAAAGAATTAAAGAGAATTGGTACAGATAAAGAAATATGCCCAACTTGTTTGCGATCAATTAAAGAGCACGATCGTGATCATATTAAAGAAGAAAAGATAAAGATTAGAAAAGAGATTGATAAGCTCAATACTTTAGTAGAAGAAAATCATAAAAAAGAAGAAGAATCCGCTACTCTAGAAAATAAAGTATATGCTGCAATTGAATCCTTAAAAATTAAAATTAATGATTATAAGATTAAGTTAAAAGATATTGATAATATAAAGAAAAGAATTGAACAATTAAATGTATGGCAAGCAGAACTTGAAATAGATTTAAATGATCTCAAGAATGCACATAACGAGCACGATACAAATATTTCTGATGCTGAAAAAAGACTTAAAGAAGTAAATGTTGCAATAGAGAATATCAAGATACATCTTAACACTCTTGAAGCTGTAAAATTTGTTATCTCAGAAGAAGGTGTTAAATCGTATAT